TATTAATTGTCTGCAAATGCAGGTGCATCTGCACCTTCTGTAAAGCCCCAAATTAACCAATTAGTACTGTCTTTAGCCATAATGTTAATCTCCATACCACCAAAATCTGTAAGAGTTAATTTTGAGTTAGAGTTTCCATCAGCATAGATAGTTACGTTATCAGCATTTGAATCGCAATGAACAACACCGCCAATAAAATAATTAGCATCAGCACCTGTATCAAAGATAAGGTTTTCTGCTTCTTCTGCAGCGCCACCATAAATAAATTTAAAGTGTGAGCCAGCAACTGGTGATGGTAATGTTATTGTTCTATTTGCTGAAATCCCTGGAACTACAATTAGTCTTCCACTATGTGTAGCATTAGTAAGAGTTGTATCTTCGTCTCCCAATGTAACAGGTCCATCACCTAAAGTGATGACTTCAGTAATCGTTCCAGTAGATGCCGCTTTACTGACTGTTTTAAAAGTATCTTCAGATCTTACTGGACCTGAAAAAGTTGATTTTGCCATAATTATCCTCCTAGTTTTTGAACATAGTCTCTAGGCCGTCGACTATACTCGTCTATGTTCTAAATTAATTGTATAGTGTAAAAACTATACACTAATTTTAAGTAGAGCGCAAGAGAGCCTGTAATGTGAATTGAATTTATTCAACGATGTAGCTTTTGATTAAGTAGCTACAGAAACTTGTGGAGCGGCGTCTTCCACTTTGTTGTCAAGATGAGCTTTTTTAGCTTCAGCTTGTTTAATATGGTTAATAACTTCTTTGACTTTGTGGTCAATCCTAACCATGTTGAGAGTATATTTACCCTCATTAAGATGCTCCTGCTCCCATTGTAGATCCAGTGACTTTTTCTGTTTGTATAGATCTTGTAGATGTGCTTGCACCATCAACAACCTCCTCATAGGTTATTCTATTTACTCTTGGATCCATCATTTCTCCAAGATGTTCCCATTTTATATCACCTTTTCCCAATTTGTCAATAATTGCATTTTCAATATCTAATGGGCTATCAATGCAGTTTATAACAAAATCTGCATGATATTGGTAAGCATTAATTTGTATTCTGAAGTTTTTAGGGTGCATTTTCTCTTTCTATTTTTAAATTGTGGCGAAACTGTGTTCCGCCACAAAATTGTTTACTTATTACGCACCTGGTGATCCAAAGATACCTCTCCAGTCAGACCAGCCGAAGCTGTATCTTTCTCTAGCTTTGTATCTAACATTACCAGTTTCAAAATCGCCTTCCATGGCAGTTTTGATTGGCGCTCTTGTAAAGTGTTTTAGTCCATTTGGTACATCTGTTTTAATGAAAAACGCATCAGTATCAGTTAAGTAATGGTTTACAGTATAACCCTGTGGGACCATTCCTTTTGATACAACTGCATTGATATCATTATCAGCTGTTCCTACTCTACCTGCAGACTTCATAAGTCTCTCAGCAGTAAATTGAAGCGCAGAAGGAATAATTAATTTCATTCCTTTAGCCGCAATTTTAAGACCTCTTTCATCAGTTAGTGCAGCAATGTCAATTAATGATTGCTCTAAAGATGTTTCGTTAAGGTCTGCTGCAGTCGAAAGCTCATTCTGCTCAGTACCAGCTACAATTGAGTGGTCAGTAGCACAAAGCTCTGTACCGTCTCCGCCAGTAAATGAACTGTCAAACGCGTTGTTAAGAACGTTTGCCGCTTTAACTTGTTTAGCATTAGCCATTGATCTAGCTAGTGCTTTTGTATATCTAGACGCAAGTCTATCATACAAGTTGTCTTCAATCGCTTCTTCAGTGATTGAGAACGCTAAAGCAAGCGTTTCGTGCGTGTAACGAGCTGTGAAAGTCTCTTGTGCCGCATCGTAGTTGACACCTTGACCTTCAGGTTTTACTGAAGCATTTCCAAATCCAGATAACATTACTTCTTCTTCAAAAGCTCTGTCAGAATTTTCTGCATCGAAAATTTCAGTATGCTCATTAGCATAGTTTTTGTATTCCAGGCCGAATAGTGCATTCAATCCTGGCTCTAGTTCTTTGACTAGTTGTGATCGTGATATTGCCATAATTTATTCTCCTATTCTAATTATACGCCTGTTGTTAATTTCATGATATGCTCACCAGTGTTGAACACAACGTATGCGTTCGCATTTGCTGAACCTGTATCACTATTATCTGGGTCCACAGAAATACCAATTTGTTTAAGACCACCAGATGTTCCAGAAGTAGAAGTATCAATTTCAGAAGTTGATTGTCCAGAAATGGTGCTTCCACCAACTCCAACAAAATCAAAGCCTGAGTTATTCATAGCTGCTGTTCCTGTTCCATCGTGCTGTGCTTCAAATATAATATTAGGGTCCAGATAAATGGAAGCTTTAAGATCTGAAGCGTTAGTGCTTGCAGGATAATAAGCATTCCAAGTTGGTTTTGAAGTAGTGGGATCTGTATAGAATACGCCACCGAAAACACCAGCTTGCTGAGTATCCCCAGCTGCTGCCGCTTCGACACCGCCACCAGCTACCGCTTCTACAACTTGTCCAGTGTAGATTGCAGTACCATAGTTAGCAGCTATAGCAAATTCTTCAGTTCTAATGTCCCCGCCACTTAAGTGCCTTGTAGGTCTAAACCCAAAGGCCGCGTCTTTATTAGCCATATTTATCTCCTAATGTACCTGCCCCGAAGGGCCTCCAGTACGGTTTATATTAATTCGTTGGATTAGGAATCGTTAAAAAATTAACTTTTCTTTGTTCCACCGAAGGTTACACGAGTCTGTCGATCAGTATTGACCGGCATACTTGGGTGCTGATCCTTCAGAAGATCGTTAGCAATCGCGTCGTCTTTGTCTTGAGTTATTTTTTTAAAATACTCTTCGCGCGATTTAACGAGCTCATTAGATATCCTAGCCAGCAATAGGCCGCCAACTCCGATGACCCCTTTGTATTTTCCTTCACCCAGAACTGGATAATCTTGATCTGGATATTCATCAGCTCTTACAAGCTCGTATCCTGATCTTAGTTTACCGGCCATGTTTTTTGTATCATCAAAACCCATAGTCTCGGCTCTTATCCATCTGTGATGGTACCCATCTGGTGCAGGGGGTGC